TCTGTCGCTAAGTGGTCGCCGGGCTTCCCTTTTCTACGCGCCATAGCATACCCCTATTTACATTTCTTCATAGGTTTTGCCATCGGACCACCCTTTTTAAAGGCAGCAGCGAGATTCTTACCAAAAGCGGGCTTCGGAGCGGGTTTAACAGGCTTTTTCGGTGCGGCCATTTACTTACCCTTTTTCACGGGGGAAGGAGAAGGGCAACCGGGACGGCGCTGGGATTTATTCGGGGTGATACCTTTGCAATTAGGCATATCTTATCCTTAACTATCTGGGCCAGCCTGTTGGATGGTCATGGTTACAGCGTTGCCCGCGCCAGCCGAGGTCAGCGCACGGACGCGCAAACGGATTGCACGGGGAGGGAATGCGTAGTTGGTGCTTGAAGCGCCGTTGGTGCCGTTGGAGGCCGTAGCGGAAACGAGCGTGGTGTTGTTCTCCCAAGCAGCAGCCGAGACTACGTTGAGGTTGATCGCCCACGGATTAGCAAACGTATGCTGAACGTCAGCAATGCTTTCAAGGCCGCTTACAACAACGCCGATACCGATACACGTTGGGTTGTCCCAAGTGTCGATAGGGTACACAGGGCTATAGGTAGGCCCGCCCGCCGAACCAACTACAGTGAAGGTTTTTGCCCGCATTTATCATGACTCCTAATCAAAGGTTGCGTCTTTGCGGGAAAAGGTCAACTGAAGCAGATAGTCAGCACCAGTAGCCGCTGTATTGGCAGGGTAGGTAACTGAATACTGCAAATCGCCAGCAGCGGCACCGGCAACGATAGCGCAGGCCGAAGCCGTCACCGTCAGAATGCCAAGGCCAGCAGTCGTGTCCCGGAGAAGGCCGGAGGTCGAACCGAACTGGCTGATTGTAATAAAATCCACACCGCCAGCCGATACAGTGATTTTGTCACTGACAGTAGCCGAAGCGTTGAGCATGATATACAGCGAGGCGTCTAGAGCCATTGTGCCTTTAGGGAAAAAGCCCGTAACCGTCGAACCAGCACCACCAGCAATCCTGTGCGTCTTTGTGAGAAGCACCGGGCTAACGCTGGATGCGGCAGAGGTAACGCCGATATTTCCGCTTAGAATGTTATCACCAAAAGTGGTCATATATTTACCTATCAGAATTTTGTTTTTGGCAATCCGCCCCCGTAGTTTTTAAGTACGGAGGCGGATTTAGGATACTATCTCACGCGCCCGTCGATCCGTAGTAGCCCAGATAATTCACGGCACCCGTACCGAAGAGGCGCATTGCGCTGAACTTCAGGTTCTTGGTGTCGAAGTCATTATCACGGTCAAGCATAACGGGGTCTACATCGGTGAACACAAGGCCATCTTTTTCATCCGTCTTGACGAACCAAGCATCAACGTCCGTGAGATACGGGTTGATGATAAGCTCAAGTGGCATACGAGCCGAAGAAACGGGGTTGATGGTGTTATTGCCCGAACCAACTTCGTATTCCGTCTGGAGAATCTTGCGGGCAAGATGCTGCTGTTCGGGGGTTACGATGAGCTTCTGGGGGCGAATAACGATAGGCAGGTTGTTGTCATCGACAAAGCGCGAAACGTCGATATACATCTGTTCGAGCGAGGTCTGGGTCAAATCCGCCTGAGTGGTAGGCGTATTCTTCTGGGTCGTACCAACAGCAGCAACCAGTAGATGCGAAGCGTTGAAAAGGCTCAGTCCGTCAGCAGTAAGCGTCGGGCTGGGAGCCGTCGAGAAGCCGTTATTGAGCAGGTTTGCTACAACGGTTTCCTCAGTGCGACGTACTGCCTGTGCAAGCTGCGTTGGAATCGCCTTGAACTTCGAGTATTGGTCATAGCGCATCATTTCGTAGGTGATGGTCGAACCAATGCCATACGAGGTGTTGATGATTTCGCGTGGGAAGCCCTGATACTTGTCACGGTACGGGATACCTGCGCCCTGGTCTTTTACGCCAGCAAGGCCGTAGTTGGTGATGCCCTGAAACTTCTCGAACTGTTTGTCCGATTTGTGAACGTCCACCATCTTTTCCCAAAGCGGCTCCCAATCGTCGTAGGAGTCACCGAACCAACCCATAATACCGGGCCAGAGATCTTCTGAAAATGCACCAGTGTTCATTACCATATTTAATTCTCCTTATTGACCAGCAGTCGGGCCACGCAGCGCGTGGTTGTTCCAAACTACGATTACACCATTATTGGTACCGGCACCCGTTCCCTTACCAGCCAGTTCATCGAAAGGCCCAATGCTGATAATCTTGAACAGATCATTGACGGAAGCGGAGGCGGGGATGGTTACAGACTGGCCAGAAAGACCGAGCGATGCGTTAGAGGCCGAAACGTCGATAACAACGTTCTTACCCATATTCGATGGGCCTGCCGATGCAACACACTGTGCGTAATACTGCTGGTCTGGATCCCAGCAAACATCCACGCGACCAACACCAGCCGAAGCAATCAGCTTCGTGTTGTTGAAGGTCATTGGACGACCTGCCGTGGTATAGGTTGCCAGAACGACACCAAAGCCCTTGAGGCCGGGGTCTTGGCCTGCCGTACAGGGTACAATAACACCGTTGAGATACGCTACTGCGTCACCCTTGGCAATGACCTGATTGGTCGAAGCTGCGGCGGGAAGGTTCTGCACATATTGAGCATTCGGCCAACGTACAGGAGTAAAGCCATTTCGTGAAGCTGCCATTTTAGTCTCCTAATTAATTATTCAATTACCTGTGTTCCGGTTCTGCTGCTTATGGTGATTTCACCATGAGTATTAGCCCCAGATTTACCTAATTCCTTCTTAACGTGAGCAGTAAGGCCCGCTGTGCGTCTTTCTGTCTCGCCGTTGTAGTATTTGTCTCGTTCAAGTGCTAATTCCTCTGGTATCCGCTGTAACACCCAATCCCTGCCTTCGGTCACACTGGTAACGGCTACACCGTCATCAATACGTTCGGGGGAATTGTGCTTTGTGTTAGGGCTTTGAATACCGCTCACCGTTTCCCATCCTTCCTGCTCTTTCTTGGAAAGGTTTTCGGGGTCTTTCCGCGACATGCGGTAACGATACCCTTCTTCCTTGTTAGAAAACTCATTCAGGCTGGCGGGAGTCCACGAGGACTTACCCTTCTTAAGCTTTAACTGCTTGGTGATGTTGCTCATTTACGCGCTCCTTTGCTGGTTTTTTCAAGTTGTGACCGATACCATTCTAACTTGTCGGCATCGCTCTTGATTTTCTTACCATCCAAAGATACTGTCTTAAGCGCAATTTCTTGTTGTCTTGGGCTTAAAGTAAGTTTAGATGTTTTGCCGCCACGTGTCAAATTCGCCCCCATGACGGTATTTTGCGTGGGTGCTTTTGTCATTCCCATGCGGCGGTCTACCTCTGCGACTTTTTCTTCGATGCTCTTATTTTTGAACTTCGGAGACTTAAGCACGGCCTGCATTTCCAGCAGGGCGGTTTCGTATTCTTCGCTTGGGTGATTCGGGTCTTTCGAGGTGTTGTGCGCCCAAGGACGAAGCAGTTTTCCGCTCTCGTCTTTCTCGGCCTGCCACTCGTTGATGACTTTCAAATCGTCATCATCAACCCACGATTCGCCAGCGGGTTCGGCGCTCTGGGCGGGTGCCTGTCTAGCCTCCTGCTTTGGTGCCTTTGCCGCCAGCTTCTTCTCAAGGCGGATGTCGTCCAGCTTGTCCTGCGCGTCCAGATAGCGGGCGTTGTCGCCAGCCTCGAAAGCGGCTCGCATCTCGTTCTTAAGTTGCGTTTCGATTTCGCCGGTCTGCTTGGCATTCAGGTGGCCGACCACTTCGCCATAGCCGCTCATCAGTTCCTCGATACGCTCAGATTGGGACTTGGCGATACCCTTGAACTCGTTAAGGGTACGGCCATTCTCTTTCACTTGGCGATAGAGATAGGTAAGCCGCGCTTCCACTTCTTCGGGGGAGGCGGTGCGGGGGTCAACGGGGTCATAGCCAGCAGGCTTAGACGGGGTGTTGTCAACTACGGTTTCTACTACTTCTGCTTCTTCGCTCATAAATTACTCCTCAATTACTGCTAAAATGTCTTGGTCTTGGCAAATGAACAGGGTGCCGTCATCGGCATCCTCGCCCTTGCCGGTGTAGGTCGCATCCAGCCATGTGCCTGAATAGCGGCCAAAGATGACCCTATCGCCAACCTTCAGGGTGCGAAGGACTACAGAATTGCTATCTGTGTCATAGGATTCGGTGATACCGGCTGTCTCGCCAAGGGCTACAATAACGCCCTCACATGATGCGTGGCGCTTCTGGGAATCGCCGGGGAGAATGATGCTGCCGATTTGCTTTTTTACTTCTCGCCGAATTAGAACCCTAGCGAACTTGGGCTGGTATTTCTTTACGCTGCTTGTGCTTGGGTTTGACGCCATCTGTTAATTGCCTCCAAAAGATTGCTTGAATCCCCGCCTGCATTGATACCGATTCGTTGCAAGTAGGACTGCTCAATGGGTGCCACCTGTGCATTGCTCTGCACATTGCCACCCGTATCAACTAAACGCCTGTTTAGTAGATTCAGGAAATAGGATTGCTCGTCGGGGCCGTTTCCGCCGCCGTATACGCCTTGGTTTGCTAGGCTTGTGGACTGTTGCTCATTCGTTAGGGAACCCATCGCGGATAGGCTTGCGGGGGCATTCTGCGCGGCCTCCTGAGAGGGGCTAAAGGGGGTGGGGCCAGTCATGCCAGCGGGTTCTTGCTGTGCATTCGTAACACCGCTTGAAAGGTTGTTGGCGGCGTAACTACCAAGAACACCGCCGATGCTTGTATTCGCCACGTTGGCAGCAAAACCAGGGGCGGCTTCACCAATAGCATTTCCGATGCTAGAGCCAAGGCTATTCCCAGCAGAAGTGTAGCCTAAATTAACACCGGCCTTTCCGGCTGCGCTGCCAATCGTACCAAGGCTGGAGCCATATTCAGCACCCAGTTTCCCGCCATAATAATTCATAGCGCCAGAAAGCGCGGCTTGCCCTAAATTACCACTATTGCCGAAACTATTAACAGCAGAGTACCCAGCCGCAATAGCTGGGCCTGCAACGGGTATAAAAGAAAGAGCAATTGGCGCAATGGTTTTACCAATTCTTTCAAGATTTTCGGGGAGAATCCCGCCCGGATTTATATCCGTTGCGTTTTGGGCCTGTTCTTGCCAAAAGTCCTTCGTGAGCAATGTCTTGGGGTGCGTTATTCCGCGCACCACACTCCTCACAGGCTTTGTAAATCTTTTAAATGAAAATCCCATGTATCAATTCTGACATGGAGAAAACGTTTGTCAAATTTGGGAATCGCAGAGTTTGGCGATGGCTTCTAATACCTGCTGCTGCCCCGCCCGCATATAGGCATCTTCCAGAGACTTCGGCGGTTGACCGGGGGGCCAAACGGGGAAGTTATGCAATAACTGGGCCAGCACCCATTGGGTTGTTTGATTCTGGTGCCAGTGCCTTAAATCCGCCTTGCCCGGTTTGCTCTGCATTTGCTTGCTCTCTTGCTGCTAGGGGTGGTGTGGGGCGCGCTTCGCCCGTGGGGGGGAATACACCGTTCTGTTGGCCGTACAGATAGGCCGTGTGCTTCTGGTAATGCTTCATTACGTCCTGCATCTGCTCAGGTTCCATCTGCTGCCCATATTGCGCTATGAATGGCTCCATTTCGGCAAGGTGCATAGCATGGTCTTGGTCTGGGAAAACATCGTACAGGGGTCGGGATTCCTTGGGCATCAGGAAGAATGTGTTCTCTACAATCTGGTCATCGAAATTCTCAACCTGTGGCTGCGGCGGGATAAGCTCGTCAATATCCTCAACGTCCAACGCCTCGAAATAGCGCCTATACGCGGCATCCAAAACCTGCGGCCTGCCCTCGTTCACCGGGTTTTCCATCGTACCCTTCAGTTCAGCCTCGGCGCGGGCAACCTTCTGCGCCTGCGTGGTGAATTTTGGATCGAAAATCGGCTGGATAAGCATGTCATCGGCATAATCCGAGCGCGTGACCATCTGGGAGTCGCCGTTGACGATGAAATAGTCCACCAGCGGCATGTGTTTCTGGTTCAGGCGGTAGATTTTGCACAATTCTTCGCTGAAGGAGTTGGCAATACGCATCTGAACGCTCGAAAACGCCTCCAAAGCCTGCTCAATCTGGGCCATAAGCGTTGTGGGCTGCATAACCTTGGAAATCGTGCCGGTAGTGGCCTCCGTGGTCGAGCCAAGGCGCTGGGCGCGTTGGTCGATAAGTTCCATCAGGTTGATAAGGTTCGGATTCGGGCCGGGGAATTTCATGAGCATGATGCCCGATGACAAATCGTTCACCGTATCGGGGATTTTGCGGAGTTTGCCGATAATCATGCTAATATCGTCGCCCTCAATACCAAGGCGCTCACTGATAAAGCCCGACATGTTGCCGTCATTGGCAAGGGTCGCGGCATCCATCGTCTGACGCAGCATGATATTGACCGCGCTGTTCATATCGCCAATGGAATGACCTAAACCGAGGCCATAGAAGCCATCAGGATTTGGCTTGTAGCGGTAATGCGTGAAATACTGGATTTCTTTGTAGTTATCTAGCGGCTGGCCGTCAGGTGTGGCTTCGTAGTTGATAACCAATCGCAGCAACTTGCGGCTGGCAGCGCAGATGGTGCCGATATACGGGCGGTATTCGCCTTCGCCGTCCAAATCAAGGTAGAAATGCTGCTCCAGTAAGACCGCCTGAGCGTCGCGCTTGATAGAATTATTGCTAGGCTCCGTTAGCCCCTGCGTTTCGTCAACCTTGACGTTGTAGATATTCTTGCCGATACCATCAGCCGTAGCGGCGCGGGCGGCTTCGATGAAAAAGCCCTTGTTCGCCAAATCCTGAGTCTCGCCAACGGTGGTGTAGAGTACGTGGGTCTTACGGCGCAAATCCTCCATGCGGCACGGGCCGACATGGTAATTGACCACCAAATCCGTAGGACGCACGTTGTCAACGCAGTTCTTGCGTTTGTTCTGGTCGTAATAGGCTTTCGTGAAGAAGCTGCCATGCAGGGATATACCGAGGAACAGCGCATCCTTATCCTGCTTGTAGTTGCGGTCTTTAAAGCCAAGCTGGTAGCTCATGTGAGCGCCGATACGCTTGGCCCTATCCTCTAGAACCTTGCGGCCAGCGGCGATATTCCGCATCGGGATTGCCGACACGAAGGTATCATTCGGGAAAAAGGTCTTGTAGGTGCGCGACTGGAACTGGTCGCAAGCCTCGGTGAGAATCGGGATACTCTCGGTAGCGCCCCAATCGCGCTCGTCGTCAGCGGTTTCGGCATAATCCGCCTGCATGTAAAGCGAGAGCCAGAAGGCGTGATTATCCAGCCATTCTGTGCGGCTTTCGTCGTCAGTCTCAAACCCCTTGTGTATCTCGCGGGCGATTTCGTCGCACTTAGCTTCCTCTAGCGCCTCGGCAAGATTGTAATGTTCTGCTGCGTACTGGGCGGAAAGGGCGGCTTCTTCTTCGAGAAGCGCCCGTATCTCATCCTGCTCCTGCTGTGTCTCTGGCGGGTTTTCGGCAACGAGTTGCGCGAAATTATCAGCTATTGGATTCTTTTCCATAAATCAGTTCATCACATGTGCAGGGGTTTACGCCCATTATTTTATCTTTTAATTCCTTGTTACGCAAATTTGCGACCTCATAGGACTTAATGATAAACGGGACAAGGCCATCACCAACGGCGCGGAGGTTCAGTTTCTTGTTCTTAACGATGTCGCTGATTTCCTCGTACTGCGCCACAAGCTCTGGCGAAGTCCAGAAGCATTTTTTCAGGTTGTAGAGCGGGTCGTTCATACCAAGGCTGATTTCAATCCACTTGGGCTGCCCAAAGGTGTCCTTGGCGTTAAAGTCCGGCTTGTCGGGAACGCACAGGTCGTAGCCGTAAAGCACGAAGTTCTTGAAGCCGAGTTGGTTCAGGACGTAAAGCCCGCGTGTTGCCGTCGCGCTGCCGCCGCCGATTACCGCTCCCGGCTGCTTCTGCGTCAGGTAGCCTTCCCCCGCCCCTACAGAGGCGTGATAGCCCCAGACCGTGCAGCCCTTCTCTAGCAGGGCTTCCGTTACCGCAGGGTTCACTTGCGAGGCGACAAACCACACCGTATCCTTGTCGGCGTCCACCACAAAGTCGATAACGTGCGGGCGCGGGTCTAGCAGGATGCACGCCCAAGGGGTGATACCCGCTTTCCGCAGCGGCTCGATAGCGTGTTTGACCGCTACGATTTTCTTGCCCTTTTCCGCCCTTAAGTCCTCGGCCACAAGTTGCGGGCCTGCGGAAACGACCACAATCTCGTCATCTGTCGGAGTACAAGGCTGCACCCAGTTTTTAATTAGTTCCTGATTCTTGGCGATATGCTCGCAGATTTGCTCATGCGGTATGGCGTTCTTCGTCTGGATGACAAAGTTATTCCCGACGACAGGAACCGAATCTACCAAGGAGTTTTTAGCTACCGGGCCTTTGTGATGGATGGAAAACCTTGCCATCGGGGTTGCCAGCCAAACATCACGGCCCACAGCGTCCGGTGTAAGATTTGTTATATGTTCGGCGATAACATTAAGATTGGCGCTACAAATGGGGGTTCTGGAGCCTACCCGCTGCTCCACGATTCTATCAAAAACCCAAGAATCGTGCCATTGCTCCATCCCAAACACGGAGTCATTAACGTAGACAGCGCACATTGCTTCAATAATTTTATCACCACCATTCTCAAGGTCGAAGGCAAGCCAGCCACATTCGGAATGATCCCAATCCTTGCGGCCAATATACGAAACCGCGTCACCCTCTTTGGGCAGGCAGGCTTCTAAATCCTCAATCGTGACGGGCGCGGTTGTGATTACGTCGGCATCCATCCAGATGAGATAGCGCGGTGCGTCATCGCCACCCGCCGCCTTCTGCATCTCAACAGCACCAAGGGCGCGTTTAAGCGCAAAGACTTTATGGCAGAATCTTACCGCCTGCTTGCGGTAATCCTGCGGGTGGTCTTTATCCTTGTTGCGCTCTACAAAAGCGGTGTGTTCCTCGTCCCAGCCGCAAGCAACCGCGTCCTGCGGGCCACGGAGCATCTGGCAGACCACGTTGTAAAGCAGTTCGTCGTCAAGTTGCACGAGAAGTGGGACATCCTCTGGCCAGAATTTGGCGAAAGTATGTAACATCTTCTGGGAATATACCGACCAGCTTGCGTTGCCGAAAGTTGTGAGAACTGCGATTTTCATAGTTTGTTTCCAATATAGATCGAATACAAGAATTTGGGAGAGGCAATCATGCCCGGCAAAATATTTATAAATTG